ATAGAGGGTCAGACAGATGACTTCTCTTGTCTTGATTTACGTGGAGGCGTTAAGGGTTATGAAGATCAAATTATTTGGGATTCTGGCGTTAGCTTTCCAAAACTTCGCTTGGGAAATCTAGATGCAAAAAGAGATTGGGGTCACGCAGAAGATTATGTCAATGCTATGTGGCTTATGTTGCAGCAAGATATTCCAGACGATTATGTGGTTGCCACGGGCGAAACTTATACAGTCAGACAATTTCTAGATGCTGCATTTGCTAGAGTTGGAATCAAAGATTGGGGCGATTATGTGGTAATTGATCCAGAGTTTTACCGACCAGCGGAAGTGGATTATTTGTTAGGTATTCCCGCTAAGGCAGAAAAGAATCTAGGATGGGAAAGAAAGGTTAGCTTTACAGATTTAGCCAATAGAATGGTAGATAACGATGTCAAAAAAAAGAAATTACGGGTGTCCAGTTTACAAGAACTTCCGAAATGCTGTGCTAAAAAGGGATAAGTATACATGTCAAATGTGTAATAAAAGGGGTAAAAGGGTGTGGTTAAATGTTCATCATATCATGAAGTGGAGTTCGGCCAGTGCCCTTAGATACGATCCTGACAATGGGATTACGCTGTGTAAACATTGTCATGATGAGGTAACGGGACATGAATCACATTACATAAACTATTTTACTGAAAAAGTAAGGAGCAATAAAAAATGAACAGAGCAGAAATCGGTGAAAAATTTAAAGCTGATATTTTAGAGGCGGCTCATGGAGGCGGTCTACTAGAAGGAGGTAGGGTTGAAGTTAAACCTCTTGCACCAGCAACCAAGTTATACAAAGAGTGTGCCGCTGTGAAACATGAGCTTGCACAAATGGGGATTGATATTGAATATGAAAATAGAGATGGTGGATATGCTATCTTGACACGGTGGGGCGTACCCGCTCGGCCTACGGTGCAACCAGAGGTGGTCCCTGAAGAGTGGACAAATATCCCGCCAGAGGATAAACGCACTGTGGAAGATCGTTTCTTGGAAGATGATAGACTGGAAGACTTAACTTAATGTCGAATTATACAGTAATCAAGGACACACGAGAGCAAGACGGTTGGTTTTTTTCTCCTTATGATAAGTGCGAGGGGATGGAAATTGGCACATTGCATACTGGTGACTATACCCTCAAAGGTTACGAGGATGTGGTGTGTGTAGAACGCAAAGCCTCTGTGTCCGAGATTGCTATGAATCTAGGAAGAAAGAAAAAACCGTTTCAAGAAGAGATTGAAAGAATGAGGGATTTTCACTTCTCTTTTCTGATTCTTGAATTTGATATGGATGATGTGTTAAAGTATCCAGAAGGATCGCGTGTACCGCAGGCGGCTAGATCAAAAGTCAAAGTAACGGGCAAGTATCTGCTTAAATGCCTTATGGAATTTGAGATCTGGTATAGCACCAAGATAATTTTTTGTGGTAACAAACAAAACGCTTTCTTGGTAACAAATAGTATATTTAAAAGACTTACAGAACTTTTTGACCGAGGTTCAGATGATCAAGAAACAGCAGCAAGAGGATTCGATTTCTGACATTCATTCATTTAACATAGATGTAGAAAACAGAATTATTTACTTGCAGGAAAAAGAAGACTCTTCTTCGGAGAGTTCGGGCGTGGATTTCAGGATGGTTCAAATGTTTATGAAGAATATCAATATTCTTCAATCTATGTCGTTGGACCCTATTACGGTGTATATGCAAACGGTAGGTGGTTGCTGGTACTCTGGAATGGGAATTTATGACGCTATCAAGTTGTCTAAATGTAAAGTAAACATCGTAGGTTATGCACAAATATGTTCTATGGGTACGATTATAATGCAGGCGGCTGATAAAAGAATTTTGATGCCTAACTGTATTTTTATGTGTCACTACGGTTCTAGCGATCATACCGGAGATTTTCTTAGTTCTCAAAATTTTGCACAAGTGGATAAACAAAACTGTCAGATGATGGTAGACATTTATGCAGAAAAATGTCACAGAACAGGAAGATATTTCAAGGAAAGAGAAGACTCTTTGTCGAAAGTAAAAACGTACATAAAAAGGAAAATGAAAGATGGCGATTGGTATCTTAATGCAGAACAGGCGATTGAGTTTGGTTTTGCCGATCACATTTTTTCTAATTCGTTAAAAATATGAAAACAAATCAACAACTTTTAGATGATGCTTGGCTAGGCATTGATGTCGATGAATCTTCGTTATTTAATCCTATGGATTTTGTAATGCAGGATTCCGACAATGAAGCACTGCTCAAAAGGCTATCATGGCTAATGATGAGGCCAGAATATTTTAGCTTTGCCTGCAAGTATATTCTAAACATCGAACTTTCTCCCTTCCAAGCATTACTACTGGAAGAAATGTGGAATAGAAAGTTTCCGATGCTTGTTGGAAGTCGTGGTATGGGTAAGTCATTCATTCTTTCAGTGTATCCCCTCCTACGTGCATTATTTATGCCACGACGAAAAATCATTGTTGTTGGTGCCGCTTTTAGGCAGTCGAAAGTTTTGTTTGAGTATATGGATACCATTTGGAAAAATGCTCCAGTTCTCAGAGATTTGTGTTCGACGAACAGCGGCCCGCGAAGAGATGTGGATAGATGTGTAATGCATATTGGTCAAAGTACCATTACATGTCTTCCATTGGGCGACGGTAGCAAGATTAGAGGTCAGCGTGCTAATGACATTATTGCCGATGAATTTGCCTCGATTCCTCGTGACATTTTTGAAAATGTTGTAGCTGGTTTTGCTGCCGTTGCCGCATCTCCTATTGAGAAAGTAAAACAAAAAGCTAAAGAGAAATTGGCTGCTGAACTGGGTATACCTATTGCAACCCCGAAGACGGGAGATATTGATATATCAAACCAGATTATTCTTTCTGGTACTGCTTACTATGACTTTAATCATTTTGCAGAATACTTTAAAAGATATCACGCAATTGTTAGTAGTGATGGAGACATGAGAAAGCTGGAGGAGGTTTTTGGTGGAAGGGTTCCTCCTGATTTTGATTACACTCACTATTCTGTTACTCGTATTCCTGTCAACAAATTACCTGATGGTTTTATGGACGCAGGTCAAATTGGTCGTGCCAAGGCTACAGTTCACGCTGGTATCTATCAAATGGAATATGGTGCTGTATTTACCACCGACAGCCAAGGATTCTTTAAACGTAGTCTTATCGAAGGCTGTACAACAAACCCCAAGGAACCAGTCACTCTGCCACACTCTGGCGAAGTAGTGTTCGAGGCATCTTTGAAGGGTGACACCAACAAGAAGTATGTGTTTGGTGTTGACCCTGCGTCTGAGGTGGATAACTTTAGCATTGTTGTTATGGAGGTTAATTCAGACCACAGAAAGGTTGTACATTGCTGGACCACCAACAGAAAATCACACAAAGAAAAGTTAAAGTCTAAACTTGTTGATGAAGATGATTTTTATTCTTATTGTGCAAAAAAGATCAGGGAATTAATGAAGTCGTTTCCGTGTGCTGAGATCGCTATGGATGCTCAGGGTGGCGGTATTGCTGTCATGGAGGCGTTGCACGACAAAGACAAGATACCAGCGGGAGAACTACCGATATGGCCCGTTATCGAGGAAAAGGCCAAGGACACAGACGATCACCCCGGACTTCATATTTTGCGGATGTGTCAGTTTGCCAAGTATGATTGGCTGGCGGAAGCGAATCACGGATTAAGAAAAGACTTTGAAGATAAGATTGTGCTTTTCCCATATTTTGACACTGCTAGTCTTGGTATTGCTCTAGAGGTAGACAAGTCTGTCGGAAGAAAGTACGACACCTTGGAAGACTGTGTTATGGAGATCGAAGAACTCAAGAATGAGTTATCTATGATTGTTATAACGCAGACAAATACGGGCCGAGAACGATGGGACACCCCAGAGGTAAAAACTGGTGCGGGCAGAAAGAGTAGACTCAGAAAGGATAGGTACTCTTCTTTGATTATGGCTAATATGTCTGCTCGAAGTTTGCTTGTGGAAAAAACCACATTGGAAACTGGTGCTTTTGGCGGCTTTGCGGATGGTTCACCGTCATTTAGTGGCGTTGGTGAAAAATTGTTTCAGGGTCCAGCTTGGTTCGTGGAAAAAACGCAGGATATTTATTAGATTGTGTATAGCAATGTAATCGACAATCATATCGTCAATTGTATTGCAAAGGAAACAATCTAAATGTCTAAAGACCCTCTTTATCAAACGTGGGCAAGCGATGCCGAAAAAGACAAAATAACCAACAATGTTAACCTAGAGGGTTATGATGGAGTAGTATATAAGTCGGAAGCTCATGGAATTGGGCCTTACTACGGCGGTAGAAAGCAGACTTATCTAGATATTGAGCCAAACAGAAATGTTCGGCCATCTTTTGATCGTGGCGACTATGACGCCTTTCGTCCGGGCGAAGCCATACCTCAACGCCAAAAGAAGATTATTGCTGCATGTATGCAGGCTTATGATCGCGTTGGCATTATCCGTAATGTTATTGACTTGATGGGTGATTTTGCCAGTCAGGGATTGGTGCTTGTTCATCCAAATAAAACAATTGAAAAATTTTATAGAAAATGGTTTAATCAGGTCAACGGATATGAAAGATCTGAGAGGTTTCTAAACTATCTTTACAGATGTGGAAACGTCATTGTAAAACGCAGAACTGCTAAACTAGATAGAAAAAAAGAAGCCGAATTAAAGCGTGCTGCTGGTGCCGACATTGTTATTGACCCTAAAAAGGTTCCACGCAGAGAAATTCCTTGGATGTATGATTTTTTGAATCCTACTGCTGTAGATATTAGCGATGCGGGTATGTTGGCTGTTGGCAAGCCTAGTTTCTATCTAAATATTTCCAAGTATACCCAGCAAGCCCTGATAAAAACCGCCACTACGAATGAGGCTGTTTTTAAAACATTGCCCAAGGATCTACAGAAACAGGTGCAGAATGGCGAAAGAAGGATTCCTCTAGATCCTAATAATACCTTCTTTTTCCACTATAAAAAAGACGATTGGCTGCTTTGGGCTAACCCAATGATTTATGCTATTCTGGACGATGTACGTATGTTGCAGAAAATGCAGTTGGCTGATTTGGCGGCTTTGGATGGTACGATTAGTCAGGTTAGATTGTGGACCGTTGGCGACTATGACCATAAGATTGTTCCAACAAAGGCGGGTCTTCAGAAGATCAGAGACATTCTTGCCAGCAACGTTGGCGGTGGCACGATGGATTTGGTTTGGGGTCCAGAGCTTAAATTTACAGAAAGTAATTCTCAAGCCTACAAGTTCTTAGGATCTGAGAAATATCAACCAGTTCTTACCAGTATCTATGCTGGACTTGGAATTCCTCCGACTCTTACCGGTGCCTCTGGTGCTAGTGGTGGTTATACCAATAACTACGTTTCTCTAAAAACCCTTATTGAAAGATTAGAGTATGGCCGGGAGATATTGGCACAGTTTTGGAAGCAGGAAATAGAGTACGTCAGAAAAGCTATGGGCTTCAGACTTCCTGCTGAAATTCACTTTGATAGTATTATACTCTCTGATGAGTCTGCACAGAAGAAATTGCTTATGGACCTGACCGATAGGGGAATTCTGTCTGATGAAACCTTGCTTGAGAGATTTAGAGAATTGCCAAGTATTGAAAGGGTTCGCGTGAGACGAGAGGAAAGAGATCGTAACGATCCTAAAACCCCCAACAAGGCGGGTCCATACCATAATCCTCATCACAAAGAGGATATGGCGAAAATTGGTATTACCAAGGATGTTCTTGATTCTGAAGAGTATTTTGAACAAATAGGTTTACCATATGAGGAAAAAGAGGAGGTTGAAGTAAAACCCTCTGGTCCTAATCAGAAAAAGAGCGAACCTGTTAATGAACCCGGAAGACCGCCACTCGCCCCGGATAACCAACCAAGAAAGCAGCGGCGTGTTTTGCCCCGTAGTGGCGAACCTACTTCCGCTGTGTTGTGGGGTATAGAGGCTCAAGAGAAGATATCGGAGGTTATGACCCCTATTGCCTGCACTCACTTTGGAAAGGCGGACGCTCGTGCCTTGAGTAAATCCCAAGTTGAGGAATTGGAGTATCTTAAGCTATGTATATTCACTGGTATGGAGCCCATGATTGAGGTTACACCGGAGATTATACAAGAGGTTTTACAATCTAATACTAAGCCTAGTAAGGCATTTGAAGACATGGTTGATGGCAAAGCCACCACCTTTAATAGCGTTAGACAAAGAAAACCCAACACATCTGAAATGCGTCATATTTACGCTTCTTCATTCGCGGAAATATTCTGCTTTTGGTCAAATTAAACCCCCTTTCTTATTTTTTGTGTATTATTGGATATGGAGAATCCAAATATGAATATACCTATTTATCAATCTGAAATAAATGATGGTTTAGCAGATCAAATACAGAACAACTCTGTGGCCTGCTACGCCATCGCGGAATCTAATGCTAAACCTTCACCGGAAGCTGTAGAAAAACTGCAAAAAATATTGGCAGAAGGTAGAGATAGTGGTGAGCTTGCATTAGCCGAGAATAAGGGTCAGATAGATTTATTTTATCTAAAATCCATCTTGGTAAGCACTGGCTGGAATAAAAACGATGATGTTTTTGATCCAAAAGAATTGTGGGAAGCAAGACATACACCAGAAGACAAGCCGTTTAACTTTATGCACGATGA